TGGGTATGGGATGGCGGAATGCTTCGCGAAAAAATGGCAGAGCAAACTCAAAGAAGAATTAATACTCTTGTAGATCAAAAACTTCTAGAAGAGTATAAGTTGAGTTTATTTAATGAGTTTTTAAATTCATTGTAATTTATTAAATTATAAATAAATATAGTTTATAACGTAAGGTTAAACGGAGAGTTCAAATGTCTCGTGGAGATTTACAAGAAATGGAAGTAGGCACTAAACCATCCAAAACCGCTGTTAATGCTAATGCCAAAGCAGCGGATGCAATGCCAAGTCTATCTGGTGCCACACCAGGACAAACTGGTGGTTGGGAAGATCTTGGAGGTCCTGATCCTTCTAACTATCGCTCAACTGACGATTCAGCAAAACTCAAAACTCCTGGCGCAACCCTTAAGCAAGTTAAGGATGTTGTAACCAAGGGCGCTAAGCCAGCTGAAGCAATGAAAGCGGTTAAGGAAGATGAAGAACTTGAGTATGATGAGGACGAGGAGCTCTTAGAAGATACCGAAGAGGTAGTAGCAGAAGCTAAGCACGAAGAAGAAGAGGAAGAAGAGGGAGGTAAGAAGAAAGGTAAGAAGGAAGAAGAAGAGGAAGAAGAGGAAGAGGAAGAGATGGAAGAAGAGTTTAACATCGACGAAGATGTTAATGCTCTTCTAGAAGGTGAAGATCTTTCTGAAGAATTCCAAGAGAAAGCACGTACCATCTTCGAAGCTGCTCTTCGCTCAAAAGTTGCTGATATTCAAGAATCTCTTGAAGAGCAGTATGCTGTTGCTCTTGCAGAAGAAGTCGAAGAAATTAAAACTGCTCTTTCTGAGCGTGTAGATGCATACCTTGAGTATGTTGCTGGCGAGTGGATGGAAGAAAACGCACTCGTTATTGAACAAGGTCTTAAGACCGAAATGACTGAATCATTCCTCAATGGAATGAAGAGTCTTTTTGAAGATCATTATGTATCAATCCCTGAAGATAAATATGATGTGCTTGAGAGCATGGTAGAAAAACTTGATGAAATGGAGACAAAACTCAACGAGCAAATTGAGAAGAACGTTTCCCTTAACAAGCGTCTCGCAGAGTCGGTTGCTGATGGAATCTTTGAACAAGTCGCTGATGGCCTAGCTGCCACTCAGAAAGACAAGCTCGCTTCACTTGCCGAAAGTGTTGAGTTTGAAAGTGAAGAAGAATATCGTGAAAAACTGGAGACCTTAAGGGAAGCATATTTCCCCTCTAGAGGAGTTTCTCCAAAGGCAAGAACTGAAAGTCTGTCCGAAGGTGTAGACAGTTCACCAGAATCAATTTCTGGTTCAATGGCTACATACCTGAAGACCCTTTCGGCATTCAGCAAATAATTGAATTTAATATAATTCAAACCCAAAAAACAAACACTTAGAAAAAGGTAAAAGCAAATGTTCCATTCAGAACAATTGCAGGAAAAGTGGGCACCTCTCCTCAATTATGAGGGTATCGAATCAATCAAAGATTCACATCGTAGAGCTGTAACCGCTGTCCTGCTCGAAAACCAAGAAAAATTCCTTCGTGAGCAATCCGCTTTCGAACAGTCAGGTTCATTCCTGGCAGAAGCACCAACAATGAGCACTGGTTCAGGTGCTAATGCTGGTTTTAGTGGTGGTGCCGCAGCTGGCGGTCCTACTGCAGGTTTCGACCCCGTACTGATCTCACTGATCCGTCGTTCGATGCCTAACCTGATCGCCTATGATATCGCAGGCGTTCAACCAATGAGCGGTCCTACTGGACTCATCTTCGCAATGCGTTCACGTTACACCAACCAGAGTGGTGCTGAGACCTTCTATAACGAAGTAGATTCTGCATTCTCAGGTCAGCCATTCGGCCGTGACGACGCTAACGGATTTAGCGATACTGCTGCTGGTATGGGTACTACCGCACAAGGTGGAACCAATCCTTCAGTTCTAAACCCTGTAGGTACTGCTGCTTCGACTGGCTATAATGTTGGTCAGGGTATGCGTACCGACTCTGCAGAGAACCTTGATGGTACTGGTGCAGACGCTTTCAACCAGATGGCATTCTCGATCGAGAAAGTCACTGTTACCGCTAAGAGCCGTGCCCTGAAAGCAGAGTACAGCCTTGAGCTTGCACAAGACCTGAAGGCAATCCACGGTCTGAATGCTGAAGCGGAACTCGCAAACATTCTCTCAACTGAGATTCTTGCTGAGATCAACCGCGAAGTTATTCGTACCATCTACAAGGTTGCTGAGCAAGGTGCTGTACAAAACGTTGCAACTCCTGGCGTATTCGACCTCGACGTTGACTCCAACGGTCGTTGGTCCGTTGAGAAGTTCAAGGGTCTCCTATTCCAAATCGAGCGTGATGCTAACGCAATCGCACAAAGAACTCGTCGTGGAAAGGGCAACATCATCCTGTGCTCTGCTGACGTTGCTTCAGCACTGACCATGGCTGGTGTTCTTGATTACACCCCTGCACTGAACGCTAACCTCCAAGTAGATGACACCGGCAACACATTTGCTGGTACTCTAATGGGCAAGTTCCGCGTTTACATCGACCCATATGCTGCTAACCTGACTTCTGCTAACGCAACTCCAGGTAACCAGTACTATGTTGTCGGTTATAAGGGTTCTTCACCTTATGACGCTGGACTCTTCTATTGTCCTTATGTTCCTCTCCAAATGGTTCGTGCCGTTGGTGAGAACAGCTTCCAGCCTAAGATTGGCTTTAAGACCCGTTACGGAATGGTTGCAAACCCATTCGCTGAGGGCACCAATCAGGGTCTTGGTGGACTTAACGTTAACCAGAACCGCTACTATCGTCGCGTTGCGGTCAAAAATCTCATGTAAATCTCATATGAGATTATTTGGAGGACCTCAAAAAGGTCCTCTTTTTTTATAAATATTACTGTTAAAAACTTCCGTGATATGTTTTATATTTATAAATCAACTAATAAAATTAATAATAAATTTTATATAGGTAGATGTAAAGGTCCTATTGAAAATAGAGAATATAAACACTGGTGGTATGCTTCTAATAAACATAGTAATGCACCATTTCCAAATGCTTTACGTAAACATGGAAGAGATAACTTTACATGGGAAATAATAGAAGAAACTGAAGAATATAATAATGGAGAAAGAGAGATTTACTGGATAGATAAACTAAAACCATATTACAATGCTACTTTGGGTGGAGACGGAGGAACTCTTGGTCGCTCATGCCCAGAGCACGTAAAAGAAGCAACAAGACAATCCAGAATTGTATCAGTTAAAGATAGAAAGACTGGAAAAATTTATACTTCTATGAAAGAAGCAAGAAAAGATACTGGAGTGTTGGAAAGTAGCATAAGTAGGTCTATAAAATATAATGGTCCCGGTAGTAGATGGGAAAGAGTTATCTAAATATTTAAAAAATGCCATGGTCGCTGGACAACCTGAGAATAGAAATTTTTTATCCCCAACAGGATTTAAATTTACGTTAAAAAGAACACCTAAGGTTGCATTTTTTTGCAACTCGGCAAATATTCCAGAATTAAATCTTGGAGTAGCAGTTCAACCTTCATACCTCAAAGACATTGATACTCCTGGGGATAAAATTGTTTTTGGTGATTTGAATCTAAGATTTCTCGTGGATGAAAATCTTGAGAATTATATGGAAATTCAAAACTGGATTAGAGGTTTGGGATATCCAGAAAGTTTAAAGCAAATTTATGATTTTCAGCAAACGGGATATATTACTCCAAAAATAGAAGCACAAAGACAACTGGGTTTATACTCGGATGGAACTCTCCAAGTTTTAACAAGTTCATCAATACCAAACTTCCAAATTGTTTTTAAAGACTTGTTTCCATATTCTTTGGGAACTTTGGATTTTGATGCCACACAGACGGATATACAATACTTTACAGCAGACGTAAGTTTCAAGTATACTATCTACAATATAGTAGATCTTGGCGGAAATCCCTTATGAGTTTTGATCTTGATATGATTCAAAAGATGTGGGAGCAAGACTCCAAAATTGATATGGATAATCTTCATACAGAGTCTACCAACATCCCATCTCTTCATGCAAAGTATTTTGAATTATATAATACAATATTTCTTTTGCGGAAAAAAGCAGAGCAGCAGAAAAGAAATATACGCCACGAAAGATATGAATATTATTCTGGGAAATCAGATCCAGAAGTGTATGTAGAGAATCCATTTCCCAAAAAGATTCGTGATAAAGATACAATGCAAAAGTATCTTGATGCAGATGAAAAACTTTCGACTGTATGTTTGAAGATAGATTATTATGACACAATGCTTACTTACATTGAAAGTATTTTAAAAATGATTCAAAATAGAACATACCAAATTAAAAATGCAATTGAGTTTATTCGTTTTCAGTCTGGATTAGGGTAAATAAATACTCATAGTAATCATAATGCTATGAGTGATGTAATTATTGAAAAGAAAAATGAGGTTTACATTAAGCTACATTGTGAATCTCATATTCTGTACGAACTTCAACCATATTTTACATTTGAAGTCGAATCTGCAAAATTCATGTCCCAGTATAGAAGCAAGCACTGGGACGGCAAGATTCGACTGTTAAGCACTCATACTGGCGAAATCTATGCAGGTTTGTTGGATAAAGTTATCGACAAACTGAAGTTGCATAACTACACGTATGAATTTAAAGAAAATAAATTCTATGGATTGCCCTTCGAAGTCAATGAGGGAATCTCATATGAAGGTGTCAAAGATTATATGTCTTCTATTTGTGCTCATTCTCCACGGGAATATCAAGTGGAGGGAGTATACGATGCTCTAAGACATAATAGAAAATTATTGATATCACCCACAGCCTCAGGTAAATCCTTAATGATTTACTCCCTTGTAAGGTATTATGTAGATAAAGGACAAAAAATTCTTTTAGTTGTTCCAACGACATCTCTTGTAGAGCAGATGTACAAGGATTTTGAAGATTATGGTTGGGATGCTGAGTCATATTGTCACAAGATTTATTCTGGTAGAGAAAAAACAAATGAGCATTCTGTAACTATCACTACCTGGCAATCTATCTATAAACTTGAGCGTTCATTCTTTGAAGACTATGGAGTAGTTATTGGAGATGAAGCACATCTTTTCAAGAGCAAATCTCTTATAGAAATTATGTCTAAACTCCATCACGCAAAACATCGTTTTGGATTTACAGGAACTCTTGATGGAACTCAAACTCATAAATGGGTTCTTGAAGGACTTTTTGGACCATCATATAAAGTAACGAGAACTTATGAGTTAATGCAACAGGGACATATTTCCCAATTGGATATTCGTTGTCTTGTTCTCAAACACTCACCACAAAAGTTTGAAACATATGAGGATGAAATTCAATATTTAATTTCACATGATCAAAGAAATAAATTTATAACTAATCTTTCTTTAGATTTAAAAGGAAATACTCTTGTTTTGTTTTCTCGCGTAGAAGCACATGGAGCAATCTTATATGAAAAGATAAATAATACTAAGCGAGGTGATCGTAAAGTATTTTTTATTCATGGTGGAGTTGATACTGAAGAAAGGGAATTGGTTAGAGAAATAACGGAGAGGGAAAACAACGCGATCATTGTTGCTTCCTATGGAACTTTTTCTACTGGTATCAACATTAAAAACCTCCATAATGTTATCTTTGCATCACCCAGTAAATCGCGCATTAGAAATCTGCAATCAATTGGACGAGTTCTTAGAAAAGGAAAAAATAAAGTAAAAGCAATACTTTATGACATCTCAGATGATTGCACCTATAACTCAAGAAAAAATTACACTTTAAATCATTTAATTGAAAGGATTAAAATCTATAATGAAGAAAATTTTAACTATGAAATAATCACCATACAACTTAAGAAAAAATGATAGAAGATGATTTTTATGCAACAATTAAATTAAAGACTGGTGAAGAAGTCTTTGCAAAAGTAGCTGCATCTGAGGAAGAAGACAGAACAATACTGATTTTATCAAATCCAATTATTATAAATGAGATAAAAGGTAGAACTGGTACAGTTGGATATAAAATAGAACCTTGGTTAAAAACAACCAAAGAAGATATGTTCATTATCAATCTAGAAGATGTTCTCACATTATCTGAGTCTTCCGATATAGAAATGATCATGATGTACCAATCATATATACGCCAATCTGTGAAGGATGGAACAAATCAATCAAAGATTAATCGCAGAATGGGATATATTGCCAATGTCAATGATGCTAAAGAGATCTTAGAGAAACTTTATAAAAATAGCTAAGATATAACTTATCAACCCCGACAAAGGTTATTGTACAGGGTTTGAAGCACCTTGTCAAGTATTTGCATAGATGGTATAATCTATACATAATAATGATAAAAACTTATGATAACCACAGCAGTTATGACCAAAAGAAAGAGGTCAGAACATTATGTTAACAACAAAGAGTTTCTTGCGGCATTGATTAAATATCGCGAAGATAAAGAAATTGCAGAAATTCAGGGAAAACCAAAACCTCCCATTCCCCGTTATATTGGCGAGTGTTTCTTAAAGATTGCAAATCATCTATCTTTTAAACCAAATTTTGTCAACTACATGTTTAAGGAGGATATGATTTCTGATGGTATTGAGAATTGTGTTCAATATATTCACAATTTTAATCCAGAGAAGTCACAGAATCCTTTCGCATACTTTACTCAAATCATTCACTACGCATTTCTTCGCCGTATTCAAAGAGAGAAGCGTCAACTGGAAA